TGTAACTGTTTTGGTTGCCATCTTTCTTTCTCTACGATAATCTCTCAATGAAATATTTGCAGCAATCACCAAGACAACTGCAAGGGGATCAAATACAAAGATAAGAAGTATGATTATCGAACGGACGGCCTCTTCAAGTTGCGATTCACTTACATCATCGTAAATCATACTCGCTACATAACGAATAGGCCCAACCTCCACTTCTGCAAGATTCAGTTCAGTCTTCAATCCATACTTCTTATCCGTCAATCCATCAATTTCCGTTTCTAAGGTTGAAATTTTCGTCTTTAAAAGATTTGTCTCATTATCCATCTCCCCTATTTTTCTCAATCCTTTTGAGATTGCACCAAGTTCGATGTACCTTTGAAGTGCTTGATCTAAAATATCTAATCTCCCTTGATACCTGCTTACCTGAGTTTGTCGTTGATTTACCTTGAGATTTATTCTTTCTATCCGTTCCACCAGTAATGCAGTAGGACTAGATTGTGTAATATGCGCTCGTGATAAAAACCCAAATATACCTAGAGAGGTTATCAGCATCAAAACAACTACTGCTACAATGAAATAAGACCTTATTGTAAAAGGACTTGTTTTCCAATTTTGAAATGTCCATGAAGCACATACCAATTTTCCTATCTCAAGGACAACGCCCATTATTGCAATCGCAGTTGTGGCTCCTGCAAAGATTGCCATTAATCCGACTATTGAGTAATAAGCTGCAACCGTTGAAATTGCAAGTGCAACCAATAGTGTTAGTAACCCGAAAAACATCCGTCCTCATCCGAAAAAATCTTCAAGTGTTGATATGTGTTCAGTCTGCCAACCAATGGCTGACATCACCGTTGACATAGGGTCAATAAACGATTTCTGAAACATCTTATCATAGTCAATGTATTGTTCTAATTGCAACTCAGGTGGCAATTGATTGAGAATAGCAATAACCTCTCCCCCAGTAGTATTTGGTTTCTTGAGATATGCAAACTTTATTTTTTCACCATCTTGTATCAATGGATAATCATTTGTTAATTTCTTGTCTTTGAGAAGTTTGTTATAAAGTAATGCCCCTTTTACATGAATTGGTGAACCTTTAATATACAATTGGGCCGCATCATGATACTTTGTCAGACCACGAACCGAGCGAGGAAAAAATACATCTTCTGCTTTTAATGTCTGAAACTCTCCCCTGAACTTATCAATATAATTTATCGCATCATCTTCTGTACCATTCATGATAATATTAAAAATCCCCTTCATTTTTTCTTTGCACGCCGCAGGAGTAGAAGATCGAACCGATTCGATTCCCATAACCTTGAGTTGTGGTTTTTCATACCGAACACCCTCTGCATCATACACATTCATAATGTAACGTTTCTTTGCAGTCCATAGGGCCTTGTCTGCAATATTTTCACGTTTCATTACCATCTTTTGGTCATATGCATTTACATATTCTGCAAGTTTCTGATAAGAAGTATCTATGATTTTTTCCATTTGTTCAGAACAAACCTTATCTAAAAAATCAACTACTTTATTCTTATCATCAATTTTATCTCCATAAACTTTTTTTACCAAATCATCCATGCAAATATAAACCGAATCTGTATCAACTGCCACAACATAATCTTTTTCTTCTTCTGGTTTAAGAAGTTCGTTCAAGTATCGATTGATTTCTTTCTCAATCCATTTGATTGAAAGTTGTCCAGATGTTGTAACTGCCTCGGCAATTCGTTGGTCAAAATATCTAAAGTGTTCATTTCCCATTGCACCAAAAGCAGAGTTGAGCGTAGTCTTTAGATTGTTCTGCATATTATGATACTTAGAAATCAATTTATATAATTCTACTCTCTTATCTCCATCCTTTTCCTTCTCCAACTTTTTCTTAGTTGCAATCATCTTTTTCTTATACTTTACACGATTATTATAAATGTCCTGCATCATCTCTGGCAGAAATCCTTGTACATCCTTTCGATAAAATTCATTGTTTGGAGTATAAGTGAGATTGTATTTTTCCAAACCATCCAATGATTGAGATTGATCTAACAATCCGCTCACACCCGGCCGGTCATCTTTAATCTTTTGTAATTCCTTAGGCAATTCATCTGTAATCAATGTTTCAGGACTCAAATTATATTGCATAATCAAATGAGGATACAGAGAGTTCAAATCAAAATTCACTACCCAATTGTGTGCCCCAAGAATAGGTTCTTTCACATACGCACCTTCAAACTGAGTGGATTTGTGAGAATGTTTCTTTGGTGGAATAACAATTTTTTTCCTGAGAAGATTATTGAAAATTAATGTATCCCACATCCGAACTTGGCCGAATGTATTTCCATAATTCACCTTGCAAAGATATGCAAGTGCAACTAACATTTCAAGTAATTTTAATTTACTATCTAACTCTTCAACTAATTCTACATCTTTAATGTTATATTCAATGAACTTCTGATAATCATTTTTATAAAGAAGATGAAAAGAACCCTGTTCAGAATAATCAAGTTTACGTTCTCCCAATTCCACAAATGCAATATGATCAAGTCGATATGACTCTTGATTAGTATAAGTAAATTTACGATACATTTGTAAATAATCAAGAGTTTCCACTCCAATTATTTCATAGGCTTGAAGTTCTCTACCTCCCATTCCGAACATTGTATACGCATGAACTTTTTTCCAGGGCGAAAGTAATCGAAATGGATTTCTTTTTTCATCAAATAGTCGTTTTGCACGATTAACCAAATATGGAATATCAAATGTTTCTATATTCCATCCTGTAACAATATCTGGTGATTCCTTATCCCACATTTCAAAGAACTTTTGAAGTAATGCTCGTTCACTATCGAATCGAAAATAGAAAACATTCTCCCTATCATGAACAAACTCACCTCTACCAAAAACATAACATTTACGATCTATTTTAATTGTAATTGCAGTAACTTCTTCAGTTGCATTATCAATATCTGGAAATCCATTTTCTGAGGCCACCTCTATATCAAGATATGCAATACGAATTTGTGAGAAATCATATTCAATATGTTCTTCTGGAAAATATTCTGCAATAAAAGAAAACTCAAACTTATCATTGCCGTAAATATTGAAGTTATCAACTTCTTTGTACTTACGAATGAAATCTCGGCACTCTCTCATATTGCCAGGTTGAATTTCTCCAACTGGTTTTCCTTCATGAGTCCTAAATTTAGTTTTTTCTTTGGTAGGATTATAGAGTGTTGGTTTATACTCTACACGATCTTTGAATCGTTGGCCATCATTAGAGATGCCACGGAATAAAATATTATTTCCCAGGCGGTGTACATTTGTATAAAAACTCATCTATTCTTTTTTATCAAAATCGTCATACTTAACATAATCAACGTTTAATTCATCTAACTTATTATAACATATTAAAATGTGTTTGTCAATCCAATTCTTTTTTGCATTGAATTGTCCAACAACAAATAGGAATTGAAGATATATTAACCATATGTATTTCATGGCTTCCTTATTTTTTCATTTACTCACAAATCCATTCTTATATACCACACCACTTTTAGTTTTGAGTGCAGTAAGTATTTTTCTACGATTTCCCATCAAATTGTAACTACAATGTACCCATCCGCTATTCGGATCAACACCATCATAAAACTCTAAAATGATTTGGTCAAAGTCCAAATTCTTAGTAATCCATAATGTAAGATCTGGTTTAGGTGCAGAAAAAGTTTCAATATCTGAGGCCTGTACATTACATTGTTGGCTGGTTTTAGAACAACCCACTTTTGAATTAAGTGTAGGACTTCTATAGCCTGAATTAATTGTAATTACACCAAACTTATCTCTAACAGGTTGCAAAATATGTATTGCAAGATGTGTTAAGTTCACAAGATGATATAAATTGGGAGTGTTATCTACATTCAATCTTTCTGCCGTGGCACTCTTTGTCAATTCTGACAATGCAAAGTTTTTTGATAATCTTACTATATCTCCAGCCATATTATACTCCTTTTTTCTCTATATCAACTGATCCAGTAGTAGGATCATACGAAACTGTAAATGTTATTTCTATTGGTTTAAACGTTCCATCAGCTTTCATTATGGGTAATTTACCTTCAACCGCTCCCATCAATGCATCTTTGGCATTTGTAAAAGTATGTGCAGGATCATCTTTTATAGCTTTGTCTAATTCTTTTTTTGCTTCCTTTGGAAGTAAATCATCTATCATACTTTCAACGTGTTCTTTTGCTAAATCTGTTGCTTTGTCTACGACAAGGCTAGAAATAACATTGAATAATAATATCGGTAACATAATTTTTCTCCTTCTAATAATTAAAAATAAAAACCCCCTACTAAAGTATATATTAGTAGGGGGAAGAGGTGTACTTACTTCTTTTTATGTTCAATCACATTTGGATTTGTGATTGGAATGATACGTGGTTTCTTTTCATCTGGAATAACTCTTTCCAAAGTGATGTTAAGAAGACCATTTTGAAACTCTGCACCCCTGACAACAATGTCATCGGCCAGAGTAAATTTACGAGAGAAAGAGCGATTCGCAATTCCTCTATGAACGTAATCTGGTGTGTCCAGATTTTGTTTTCCTTTTTCACCCAATGAGCGAACAGAGAGAACATTTTCCGTAAGTTCCACTTCAACATCTTTTTCCGAAAACCCTGCAAGGGCAATCTCAATGACAAACTTATAGTCATCTTCTTTTCGGATATTGTAAGGTGGATATGCTCCGCCTTCTGGTTGTTGTGGAAAATTTGCAAGACGATTAAATATAGAATCGAATCCAATGGAAAGACCCATGAATCGTTCTAAATCGCCTGCGGTAAAATTTGAGTGTTGTGCTAGTGATGTTACCATAATGCCTCCTTATATAAGCAAGGTTGGTGTTGAAGAAATCTCAATCCATAGCACAGGACTTGAGATTGGTTGTGAGACTACCACTATGGTCAGTCTCAGTCTCGCCATCCGCCACCATTACATAGGTGATAGAAGCGATGTCTTAAAACTGTAAAATACAGTTTCAGTAGTGAATCTTCTGCATAACTTCCTGCATCTTTCACTATCAATTTATATTTATGTCTTTTCATATTAATTCAATTTAAATTTCCTATCTACTACCCTGACCTCACTTTGGCCTTGATCATAAATATACACTTCTTTGATTGGGCCGTCAATGTTCTTGTCCCAATAATTTAAAAACTTAGTTATACGTGGAAATTCTGGTATTTGGTCTTCTGTCTGCCACATGAATTCATTCACAATATGTAAATAATCTGGAATGTAATATACTACTTGAACTGTAGCAACTGTCCATTTGTGTAAGATATATGCCAAGATTAATCCTTTCCTGTTGAACCAAATCCTCCATCTCTATCAGTTTTTCTTTCTGGTGGTTCACTTATTTCTTCTAAGATACATATTTCATCTTTAAACAATTCGCCCTGACAAATACG